CATACGAAGAGCACTGGCTTCTTCTTCAGCAGCAATTTTAGATTGTATATCTGATAACATTGGCATGGCTGTTTCCTTAATAAATCATATTAACATCGTCAAAGCCGGTAGAAGATCCCCAACCACCACTGGAAGATTGCCAGCTATTGGCTGGTGGTGAGGTATATCCTTGAGACATAGTAGGTGCATAAGTGCTGCTAAACATACCAGAAATTTGATCTTGAAAGTTTTGACTACCAAAAATTTTATTCATTGCACTACTGGTACCATAAGCACCTGCAGCCTGTGCTGCAGCCAATTGCTGTGCACCCTGAGCACGAAGTTGAGCACCGGCTGTAGCTGCACTAGACAAAGTACCGCCAATACCACGACCAAGGTTTGCGTACTGAAGAGGTACATCAAGGAACTGCAGGGCCTGTCCATAGTCTGCCTGTTCACGGCCAAGTGCAGTATCAATCAATCCTTGTCCTGTAGTTAGTGCCTGATTGAAGAGACCAAGATTAGCTTCTTCCTGTGCTTGAAAGAAAGCACGGGCTAGGGGATTACCTTGTCCGCCTACAGAAAGACCACGAGTTCCCTGAGAACCTAAACGGTTTTCTAGGGCAAGCCAATCACGTTCCCTTTGTGGTGCTAGACCAGCAAGTTGTTGTTCATAAATTTTTTGCTGTAAACCAAAAGGATCAGCCGCATATTGCTGGAAGAATGGAGAACCTGCCCACATACCGGCACGACCTAAGGTAGTACCATAAGCAGATTGTAATTCAGGAGATAATGCTAATTCTGCGGCTCTGCCTCCTTCATCGAAAGAAACACTACCACCCGCACCAGTAACATCCCAAGGTAAGGATTGTTTGTATGCTAATTCAGCAGCTTGACGTTGTGCTTCTGCTGAAGTTGCAGCCGCTTTTTTGGCAGCACTTGCACCCATAGCACCACTAAGAAGTGTGGCACCGGCTCCTACTGCTACTCCGGGATTAGGCATTAGTAAACTCCTTTAAATAATCTTCGTAGCTTTCACCATACATTTTAGCTACATAATCAGCAACCTTAGAGGTTCCGTTGAAACCATGTATCAACTGAACACAAGTTAATACAACACTATAATAAGTGGCTCTCCAAACAAAAGAAACTTCTGTAGGGTTTCCTTCTTTTTCCATCTTATTAGCCGCTACCCATTGTCCTACAAGTAAATTTAGTACAGGTAATAAATTTTCTGCATTATCTAGAAAAAAAGGATTAGCAGGTAAAGATACTAATGTTTTATAAATTACTTCCTGTTTTATATCATCAGTAACTTTATCATTATCATACCAATCATCCAATCCTTGGATAACATCCCAAAGATTTAATAACCAGTTTTGAACTACACTAGGTAATTCAAGATTATTAAAATGTTTAATTAATTCTTCTTTCATTATGGAGTATCTGGAAACACTACATCTTCTACATTAGTAAACGTCTGAGGAATATCACGAAGTTGTTGACGATAACTTGCCCAAGCAGTTTTATCTACAGTTGAGTCTGGTAGTTGAGTCCAATCAGAACGAGTTAATCTAAGATCTCGTTCACTGCGGACATATTCCCAAGTAGTAAATACAGACATTTTAAACTCCTATTGCAATCCAAAACCAAGCATCACCAGTAGAACCACCAGCAGTATTTGTTACCCGGCCAGTAAATCCGGTAGTGCTAATTGAATATACACCAACTACACGGTCATAATCTTTAGCAGTAGCTTGAATATTATAGACAGCAGAACTATAAGCAGAACCAAAAGTAATTGAATCCGTACCCGATGAACTACCCCATTGAACTTTTAATCCATTAGAGAAAACAATATTACCGGTAGTTCCATTTGAATAAGACGTAATTCCGCTACTGATTCCACCTACTGCAGAATCTACATAGGCTTTAATACTTTGTTGAGAAGCCAGTGAAGTATCTGAATCACTGGACATATTATCTTCATCAAGGAAAGAAGTGATACCATCAAGAATATTTAATTCAGAAGCTGTTGCAGTTACACCGTCCAGAATGTTTAATTCCGCAGCGGTAGCTGTAATATCAGTACCTCCAATTGCAAGTGTACCGTTTACAGTAAGATCGTTTGCTGCAAAGTCCTCACCAGAGTTGCCATTAAGATCAGCCTTAGTATTTACGGCTGTTTGAATGGCTGAAAACTCGGTGTTGAAATCAGCACCTGAAATAATCTTTGCTGGATCTGAATCAGATAGAGCATCTTTACCAGACCAAGAAACTTGAATGTTATAATTACTCATCGTATCTTACCTTGTTTTGCAAGTAGTGTCATACTTTGTAGACTGGCCTTATATCCATTGATACCAGCCTTCATTTCAATCTGTACTACCTTACCAGTTCTTGACAAAGGCAGCTTGTATTCTGTAGGATTGTACCCCGGGCTGTACTTGGCAGCACCATAGAGACTACCTGAGGCACCCCACAGGAATGTTCCACCAGTAGCGGTAGGCTGTAGGGTAAAACTCTGGGTAGTACCTTGTACATTATAATCCCGATACCACGTAAAATCAACATTCATGTCCTTGCCACCCACGATTACACCAAAGAATTCCTTCAGAATCTTGGTGATACTGGGGTTTGATCCTACCTGAGAAAAGTCCAACCAGACTGTTTTAAAATTACCTGTATAGGATTGATTTGTAGTACTCCAGCATTCGGAGTTGGTGGATTCCCACGTGTGTCCAGCAGCTTCACAGGCTACTTGAGTGGCATAGGTACCAGTTACATCTGTCTTAAGCTGATCAAAGTAATTTCGGTAGATGGCAATATTGGCAGAATCATTATTACGTCCCATCCACATCGTACCGTCTACGGTGGACAGCATTGAAGTTGGACATTCACCTGCATTAAATACAAATTTAGTAACTCTGGGAGTACTATCAGGATTAATAATTGTAAAATCCATATAGTAGATTACATTTTTATCTGGGAATGCCAGCATATAGAACCCACCACATAGACAATAGGCAGCCTTACACTGAGTCATATCCGCAGAAGTAATGTTTAGTGCCAGTTCATCACGGATATTCTTGGAGAAATTCCGTAGGGGCATCTTACCGTCAGTAGTTACGGTACGTGCCAGTGACCGGACACCTGTATTACTGAGGAATACAATGTCATCACCAAGGTGTGCAATTGAATCACGGGCCTTGAGACCAATACCTTCAATCAATTCATCTAGAACTAATTCAGTAGGATCATAGGGGTTATTGTAGATAGCAATATTCTGGGTACCGAATATCACCAGCTTACCCATGAAGGCAGCAATACCCATGATATAGTCATTACCCCAGACAGTCTTTAGGTCAAGCTGTCCAGCGGCACCGGTATTCCACTTGTCAGCCTGCAATGTGTCGGAGAAGTAGACTACATTGGAGTTCTCAGTAATACCACCAACCCACATACGGCCATATTCACCTAATGCACAGTTGGGATCAAACGTAGTAATACTGGGTGGAGGATTGTAACTACCCAGATCAACAAGGTCAGTCCAAGCAGTGCCAGAATAGTACACAGGAGTATGTCCATTCTGGAAGCCATACAACTTTTCATTGAAGTTTATCCATTCCCAGTGTCCTGCTGTGATGGTTTGAGGTGTACCTGTACGGGTAACTGCATCAAGGGTATATGGGGTATTACCTAAATTGATCTTATAAATGTCACCATCCGTACCGCAGAACAACTCAGTAGTACCATTAGCCTTACGATACTCACAGATACTTTGTACCTTCTCACCAGATACGCTAGTACTTACTTGCTGAATACCCTTACGGCTAGAGATACGACCCTGTTCATCAAGGATGATATTATCTGCTTGAGCAAGCCATTCAGGGGGCAATGCACCGGGACTGGCCTGAGTGTTTAGACCAAAGATACCTACCTGATTTAAAACTAGAGGACTAAGCTGTTCAGCAGGCATAGAAGTCTACCTCACCCACAGTACGACCCGCATCAATCTGAATGGCATCTGATAGTGCATTCTGATACTGACCAAAGACCATATCACTCATGGAACCACCGTCCTCACCACGTTCTGCAATAGCCCTTGCCCATGCACCAAGGATGATAGGTTGGTGAGGTGCCTTAATAACTGTAGTAGCTGCAGTAATATCATCTTGTGGATTAACTACACGGAAAGTAATGTTATAGGCAGCATCAGGTACAGGATCAAATTCAACATTCAAGTAACCAGTACTAGAATCTACACCGGTTACTGAGTAGTAGTGTGGGATAGTTTTCTGTACACTTGACGTAGGATATTTAGTAAACTGCAAATAAGGATCTGACATTTCTTGGAGTACTGTTCCATTAGATTGCTCCTGTGCCATCAGGATACGGCTGCGTTCATTGGTGCCTGTCAGAGTATATGCCTGTGTATCTGCTACAGTAGTGATCGTAGGACTGGCACGGAGAATACTCCAATTCCAAGCATCTTCTACTTCACGTTTAGCTTCATTGACTAAATCACCAATTAGTTTTTGATAATCATTTACAGCAGTAGCTTCAATAATACTTCCACTCCAGTTAGAACTGATAGTAGTTTCACGAAGTCTACGGAGGACTGAGTTAATTAATTCACGATACGTCATTTCTTTTTCCCGAAGATAAGGGTAAACAAGTCAATTATACCACGGTAGATCTCTTGAGGAGAAGGTAATAACCAACCCATGATCATTAAGATCCAGACCCAAGCGGGCACTTCTTCATTAACAATTTGAGT